GCTCTAGACTCATTTCTTTCCGCCCCCGCCGCCAGCTTCACGAGTAGCATTTGCCGACTGTTCGTCAGCCCACGCCTTCATTTGTGCGTTGTAACGGTTTCCTTGAAACTTCGCTAAATTTGTAACGTCGCCTTGCAAAGACTCCATGTTTTTGAGCTGAGCTTGTCTTTCAATGTCAGCTGTTCCAGCAAGCAAATCTTGTCTTCGTTTTGTGTCGGTTTCGTTAATTCCGAAACGCTGTTGAATTCCTTGCGCAGCATTTTGTTGTTGAGCCATTAGCGCGTCGCGAGCTCCCGATCTGGCGAGGCTTGTTCTTGCTCCGCTCCCAATACCGCCCTGGCGTGCAAGCTGAGCTTGCGCCGCTGATTGTGCGGTTTGCTGTTGAAGTCCCGCTTTGTCTGCGCCTTGACCTTGCTCAAATTGTTGTCGTTGAAGTGCCGCCTTCGCCCATTCGCTAGGGCCAGAGCCAAGAGCCTCGTCACGCATACGCTTAGATGCGTCGCCCTTGAATGGGTCAACCCTGTATTGGTCAAGCAATTCGCCAGTTCGTATGTCCCGCATACCTTCATAGTCTTGCGCCTGTACTCCAGCTTTTTTCTCAGCCGCAGATTGCTCGTAGGTTCGACGGCCTTTATTCGCGCCGTAGTCAGTATTTAATTTGTCTTGCGCAGCACGAGCCGCACGCTCTGACTCCATTGCTAATTTTTCTTGACGAGCATTTTCGTCAGCGGCATTTTTTGCATCAATATCTTTTTGGCTCATCATATTTTGGCCAGTTGTCATTAGCTACTCTCCTGATAAGACGTTAGATCAATTTCCATTTTTGACATTTCATTGTCAGCAATTTGCCCAGATAAAACAGAAATCATAAGCTGTTCTTTAACAGCGGCATCTTGAACAGACGCATCAAAATTTACATGAGACTCTTTTGAATAACATTGCGATCGCACATAAGCGTGCAAATATTCATAGGCAATTTCTGGCAAATCACAAATATCAGCGTCAACAGTGTAGCGGTTTGCGTCTCTGAAATACCAGATTGTCATAACGTCAGTTCGAGACTCTCTTGCTGCTGGAACAAGTAAAAACTTTTCTTGTCCTGGAGTCGTGTGAGTTATCATGTAGCGATAGTTGTCGCTCCCAGAGTAGTTATTTAAAAACTCATAGTCTTCAAACATATCTTTAGATGAAAGCGGCAATAAAGTATAAAACGTTGCACCGTCTCGGTAAATTATTTTTAAAAGTTTGTTTGCGTAAATATCAGACGGCAAAGCAATTTCCTCTTCGCCTTGAACTGTCGAAAGCTTTGCTCTTGCAAGAAAATATTTATCTCGAAGACCGAGCGTTATGATATGACTCTCGGCCACGCTAACAGCATGGTTCCAATATCCTATCATTTCGTCTGGCGAAATAAACTCTTCACCCTCAAGGTCTAGTTCTTTTTCAAGCCGTAAGCGTAAATCGCCAAATGTTTTAAAAGCCATGATTTCCTCTCATAAATACTACAAATACATCGTTATTCTTGGCTATATCTTTAAGCATTTTTTCCAGTCGCCTCAGCCGAAGAGTCGTATGTTTCTTGAGTTTGCGAGACGTTAGCCCAATGTATATTAAAGCCCAATAACTGTAGTTTCTCGCCCTTTTTCTTTCCACGTATAACCCATTTTTTAGAGCCGCTTGGAAAGTCGTTTAAAGGGTCAATAATAGATATTTGCGTGTCTGATATGCGGCTGTCGATTAGGTACTCTTTCACGTAGCCGTCGACTTCTGTGGCGAGATAATAGTCTTCGCAGTTAAGCGGCCACTTGTTGGGAGCCGTAAGCGTGGCGGTGTTGCCAGCGCCACTTATTGTTGCAAGGCCAAGAGTGTCCGAATTAGTGATTTCACTAAAACCATTTGTGATGACAAGCTGCAACGTAGCAAGACGCAGGGCCTTGGCCTTGAACCGTCGCCACTGTTCGATAAGTCCGGCTCCGCGCCAAATGAATGTCGACGTTCGCCAAACGAATTCGTCGTCACCCCAAACAAAATCGTTTCTTACCCTTATGGGCTTACACGCGCTATTGTTTCGGCCATCGTCTCTTATCGCGTTTATTTGAACCGTTGTGTTTCCAGAGTTAGCGATTGTTAGCAAAACACGAGTCGGCATTTTTCTAAAAAAAGTCCCGCCGAAATTGTAGTGAATTGTCTTAATCGTCCAAACTATAGTTTCTGAAATCCAGTCTGAGGCTGACTTATAAATATTTATCTTTGGGTCTGAAAGCAGATTTTCTTTATGCTTTAAAATAAATCCGCGAGTGTCTCCGCGCATGATTTCATTATTAAAAACCTCAATCGCGCTTGGTCTAAAGCTTTTTCCAGACCAAGTTGTGAATGTCATTTCGCTTGAAATTCCCCATTTTAAATCCAAAACAAGAAATGCGTCGTTATCTAGGTTTGCCGAATTCGTCTGCATGGCCCACACAATAAGGCGTTCTTTTTCAAAAAACTTTCCAATTATTCGGCTTTGCTTTGTGGTGTTTTTAATAAAATCTTTATATCGAGCATTTAGTTGGTCTGAAACCTTCATGCACTTATAGCCGTCTGAGGTGTAAACTCCGTCGTTGCCGAAAAAGAAAACACTCCCCTCGCACGCGACCACTGAGCTATTTGAAATTAGCCCAGCGTTATCTGAAATTCTAATCGCGTTTGTTCCGCCTCGACCGAATTGATCGAAAAATCCGTCGAGCCTATAAATATATTTTTTGCAGAAAACAAGCGGAATACTTTGGACGCTGTTTAAACCCTTTATCTCGTCGTCGACTTCGGTGACAAAATCAATTGGAGCTGAGTCTGGAACGCCCGGAACACTTTGGCGAATTCTATATGGTGACTCGCCGTCTTCGTCTATAATATGCGCATAATAAGCGGTATTATTAACAACGTGTGCATATTTATGCAGCGGCGGCGGGTCGAAATCAACAGTTCCGTCATTTGTGTAAAGTGGAATTCCGGTGTCGACAAGTGTCGCGTCTGACATACTGTCAACAAATGTTGTCACACCATTTGCGACCTCGCCAACTTTTCTAAAAAAAGTCCCGCCGTTTGTCGTTCTATAAATCTGAGCTTTAATCCCGCTGACGTTATAATTATCAGTTGGCCCGTTGGTTATCTCTTGAATGTTGCTTATCGTGATAGGGAAAAGCTCTGGCGCCGCACAATTGCTAACTGGCGTTGCTGTTATTGGCCCGACAGTTTGATATGTTAAAGCAAAAACCGTGTAGTCGTCAGAGTAATAAATTGCGTAAATAAAAGATTGATCGCCAGTGTTTCCAGCCGTTGCTGTTGGTTGAACAGTCATCGCTGGGAGCCCGGAGTTTCTAACCTGATATTCCCCAGAGCCATCTTTAAATAATTTCATTGGCTTTGGAAAAGAGTCGCTTGTTAAATAAACGTGTCTATTCCACTGAGCGGTTGAAACTTCACTTTCTATTCCGCCCTCACTAAAAACATTGTTTCCAGTTGGTCCGATGAGCTCAGTAAACGAGTCTGGATTTCTATAGTAAATTTCTCTTAAGCTTTGATATAAAAGTTTTTCGTTGTTGGCGTAATTTATTAGTGCGCCAACTCTTACGCCAGTTGGAATTTCTGGATAGTCTATGTTTTCAACTTCGCTCCCAAATCGAGAGTATGGTCGTTTGTCGCCGCCGATTAGAAAATTATCTAAAACGGCGAACGTCGCTGGCACTTGGTCGTAAACATCGTCGGTAATGCCTTTTGAAAAGTCATTAACCTCAAACGGTTGTGAATTGCTCCCAGCCAAAATTAGCCCCCATAGACAGCGGTAAAATCAATCGAATTATTAGTTGAATAAACATAATATGTCGTCCCAGTCACGCGCTCAACTGTTGGATAAATATAAGCTCCAGACGTTGTGCGAAACGCAATCTTTGTCGTGTCGAACAAAAATCCAGGCATAACCGTCACAAGCTGTCGATAGTGTCCGACAGGACCGCCATAAGAAACCCAATTTGCCGCCAGTATTGTTTGCGGAACGCCGACAAACGCTTGCGCCGTCAGTAGCGGAGAGTTAACCCCGTCGTGATTGTGAGAGTCTTGCTTGGTGAAATTTTCGTCCATTAAATCGAAGAGCGGAGCCCCTCGATCGCCAGTCTCAGCAATCTTTGTTCCGTAAGGTAACGTAATAGCCATAACTCCCCCTTATTTTTTTACAGCTGGAGCGGGTGCCGTCTCAGGCATTGGCGCAACAACTTCAAGCTTTGGCAAATTAACAACTTCGCTTGCGCAATATTGCGCCTTTAAATCAGAGTTTGTAACGCCCATAAAGATTGCGAGCGCTGCGCCTAATACTCCCAAAATCCACGCTGCGATTTTCTTTGTAGGTAAAATTGCCTTTAACATTGCGATAATTGTAGCTGCGTTCATATTGGTCCCCTTTTTATTGTGTTACGTTCAAACTCTTTTTAATATCTCTGATCGCAGCATGAGCCGCGTTCACGTCCTTTGACATATCTTTTTCTAAACTCTCAACTCGCGACTCAAGCTTTGCAATGAACCAAACAACTTTTCCAACGCCATAGAAAATTGAAACAACGGTTCCAAGATTGGCAACAATAAGTGTTCCGATAATTATATAAACGCTTGAAGGAATTTGAGCTATCGCCACGTCAGGTGTCATACCGCTCCCTTATCCAAAGGCTGAATTTTTCTTCGCCTACTATTTCTCTAAGTTTTGAAAACGCTGGTTTCGACGCCATAACTGCGGGCTGGCCATCTAACATTCCAGAGCCAAGACCAATTAAAACACAGCCCTCAGTGTCTTTTTCAAAGTTTCCCCAGTGAATTAAAATGTCAGTCCTATGTGGCACGTTTTTAATAACGTAAACGTCTTTAAATTTAGTGCCAGAGTAGGGCTCACATTCATATTCACCACTTGGAATTCTTGAGTCTGGTGCGTTTAAACGTAGCGGATTTTCTAAAGTAAAAATAGGATCATGCGTTTCGCCGAGCACGCTTAACATTCCTATCGTGGCTCGACTGTCTGACCATGCTCTTTGTAAAACAACTTGTTTCATCATGCTTTCCAGTCCTGAACCGGCAATGTAACTTTAAAGTTATATGCGCCGATAATAGTCGCCGGAATATATGTTGAGCCGGGCGAATAAAGCTGGGCGTTATTGTAATAACCCCAAATTCTAAATCTGCTTGTAGTATAAGGCCCAACAAGCTGTGCGCTTAGCGCAGCTATACCTTGGTATGTTAACCAGCCGTTAGTGTCGCTAGGATAGAAGAATTGATTTAGCACAGCGGTTCCGGCGATGCTTGCCTGTACTGACCCCGTATTAAATAGCGGAGCTGCGGTCGTGTCGATAAAAATTCCAACTGGCATTGGCCACAAATAGTCTCCGTTGCCAGTTGTTACACCGCCAGCGGATTGATAATAATTTATCCAAACAGTTATTTCTTTTCCTGTGCGCTTAAATTTAAAAGTATTTTTTACCGGAGTTAAGTTAAACACTGGATATGTCGTCGTCGCAGTAATAAGCTGCGCACTCCCGGTAAAAGACAAAAGTGCTAATGTAACGTCGCCGGTTCCGCTTGTTCTTGTCAGTGTTCCGGTAGGCGTAGGGTCGGCAAGGCCAACAACAGTAAGAGTCGTTGACGATGTTGAAAAGTTAATTGCTGCGTCGCCAGTTCCACTTGATTTTGTTAAAACGCCTGACGCTTGCGGAGTTCCGGTTCCATTTGTAACAAGAGTTGTCCCTCCAGAAATTGTGTTAACAACAGTAAATGATTTTCCGCCGTTTGTATAAACCGCTCCAGCCGATGCGCTCGCGGCTGGGCTAAGCGTGAACGTATATTGTTGCGCACCAATTGTTTTTGCAACAGTGTATGTGTTTCCGTTTTTCGTGTACGTTGCTCCAGCTGAGGCCGCGCCACTTGTTATTGTGAATTGATAAAAGTTAACAATTGAACCGGCGTCAATCCAGTCTGTGTCAGTTATGTGATTTATTTTATTGTATGCCGTTCCGTCCGAATGGATTTCAAGCGTTTCACCGATCGTCCATAATTTCCAGTCAGTTTGACCGTCAATAGTTCCAATAATTGAAACAGCATTTCCATAAGCGTTGTCTGATTTTTTTAAAATAAACTTTTGTCCAGACACATCGGCTGGGTCTGGGAGAGTTAGCGAAAATGCGCCAGCTGTTGCGTCAGCAATGATCGTCGCGTCAGTTGGAACAAGTGTATAGTTCGATGTTTTTGTAGAAATCGCCGATGCCACTGGAGCCGTTAATGTTGTCGATGAAATTAAAGCTTGCCATGATTGTGTTGTGGCGTCGTATTCAAGAGTCACCGCTGCGTTAACTGGGAGTATGTAGTCAACTCCGGTTCCTGTTAAAATTCTATTCGCTGCGGGTGAGCCGCCGTTATTTACAATTGAAATGTTTACGCCAGTTCTATTTATAAGGGTAAGGCTTTGACCAGAAAATCCAGCTGCGATTGTTTGCACGGAAACAAGTGAACCGCTCGTTAGGCGAATTACCGAGCTTGTGATTGCTGAAATAGCAACGTTTGTTCCGGTCGATGCGTCGTCGACCGAATATTTCGGAATAACTTTTCGCCAGTTAACTCCGTCGTCAACAGCAATAACTTTTTGATCTGAAACGTAAACGCTTCGCCCAGCATTTCCAGCTGCGGGGAGTGTTGCGTCTGTTTTATTTTCGTCTCTGACTGAGCGCTGAGCAAGGGCCGTGGCGCTTGCTCCGTCTACGGTTGTGTCGTTGCCGAGCACGTCTTGAATAAGTCCAGACGTGGCCTTATGAAACCTTACGTTATTGGCAAGAGTGCCATCAAGACCGATAATTAGTTTTTCATCATTTAAAAGAAAAGATCGTTTTGCTGAGCCGCTGTCGAGCTTTGCGTGGCCGTCAGTTGTGTTTTGAAAAATTCTACCTTGTGTGTTTGCCGATGGGTCTACCGATAGTTGTTCGAGGCAAACGTCTTCTATCTGTCCTAATACTTTCATTTTTCACTCCAAGTTTTACGGTTTGGAACCGCAAAGTTAAATTGCAAATCTCAAACAAATTTCTTCTGACTTACCATTGTCTATTTTACTCAATGCCTCAAGACAACGAGCTGCATGTCCAGATGCGTTCACATAATTTGATGAGCAAATAACCTCAATAGCATGAAGCACAACATGAGCTGCCTCGCGCGCCTTAAGGTCTTCCTTCTCATTGGATCTTATACGACATATCTTATTTAATATTTCCATAAGTTTTTCACGACCACATTCTCCAGATCTAATTCTGATGATCGTATTCAACACCGTCTCATCTTTACTATATGGATAACTTTCTACACAACAATTAACAGCAATAGTCCAACAAATATCCTTATTCATTTTGCCAGTTAAT